GGCTGGAATGTCGCGGCGACGACAGTGAAACGCGGAATCGAATAGTGGAAGTGTTAGTTGCTGAGCGGGCACAGCGTTGACGGCATCACGGGCGATCGCACAGTAGAGATCAAAGGCGGGATAGCGCTCACGGTCATCGGGTGTGCGCAGAATGTTTTTGCCTTCGCGGTCCGTCAGCCAGAGCCACAACAAGTTCCACAGCGGTGACATAGTTTCGGGTTGGTGGCGACCCGGTTCGCGTGTGAGGACTTTACGGGGTGCGACAGCAGCGGGGTCCTCCTGCCACAGTGTATCCAGCATGGCGGCGGCGAGGCGACAGAGATCAAAGGATTTATTGGGCAACACTTTGGGTTTCGCCTGGTCGAAATAGGGACCGCAATTATATTGACCGGCGGCGTCGGCATCGGGTGCGTAGGCATCGGGAAACCAGGTCTGATTGCCCTTTTTGGCTACCGTAGCGGGTGGGCGAAAGGTGGCGCGACCAAAATCGATGATCTTGAAAACGCGTCCGTAGGTTGGCACGCGGTAATAGCGATCACCGCCCGCTGCTCCCGTGACATGATAATACAGATGTGTTTGTCCCGTGCCGCTCCAGACGACGTTGTTAGTGTGGAGGTCATTGTGAACGAAGTCGTAGAACTGTTGGGCGGTGGTGAGGCCGGCGATGACTTGGAACATCCAGGCCGTCCAGCGCTGCTCTTTGGTTTCACGCATATCGGCAGTGGCATCGTCGGCGATTTCGTCTTCCATGAGGTCATCCATTGTGCCATCGGCGCGTTCCAGAACAGTGATTTGAACGGGAAAGTTGGAAGCTACGAGTTTGAAGTCAAGGTCACTCTCTTCACTGGAGGCGTCCGAACCAACACTGCCACCCATGCGTTCCAGACGAATACGGGCATGGCGACGGTTTACCACGATGGGTTCACCCTCTTCCATCGCAATATCCGCGTCCTCAATGATATCGTCATTTCCAATTTCATCCGTCGCACTGACACTAGGAAAACTAACATCAAGATCTTCATCATCACTATCCTCCTCTTCTTCATTATCCTCTTCATCATCATCACTATCCTCCTCTTCATCATCACTATCCTCCTCGTCACTACTGCTATCCATCGCACTGCTGAGAGACACTTCGTCGCCGGCACCGAGCGCATCAATCTTGCGACGAACATCCTCCCAGGGTTGTGTTAGTTCTGCGGAGAGGTCCGGATCATAGGGATCCACAGCGTAGACCTTGAAATCCCCGCGCTTGAGACCATCGGCAAACCAGGGCTCCCCCTCCACATCGGCCATGTCGTCCGTAATGTTGTAGGTGTAGGTCGGGGCGCGACCATTAAAAGTCCCGTAGAACCGACAGAAATGTGGTGAGCGCCCGGTCTCTACGAGGCGGGAGGCCATACAGGCAAAGACTGCGTCCGTGTAGGCTTCGTTGTAGGGGTCATTGATTTTGTGGAGGGTGGACTGCCAGGGTTCACGAAAGGAGGGCAGGGCACCATCGGCGGGCAGGGTATTGAGCCCCTCGTAGACATCCAGAGGATTCACGAGGTGGGTGCGGCGGGTCCAGATGGGAACGGTGCGCTGGCTATGGTTCAGCAGATTTTCCACGACGGCCGTGTCACCGCTGACATCTAGAGCGAGTTCCGTGGCGGCCAGAGTCGGTGCGCCTGCCGGGTTTTCGGTCACGGAGGGAAAGAGTATCTCCAGACTTGGAAAATAGGTTTGGGGCGCCGGGATATCGGCAATACGGGGAGCAGGGCGCTGTATGTAGTACAGGCGGAGATCAGCCGGGGGTGTACGCATTCCTCTTGGACCCCGTGCGGAGATTACGCGGCGGGATTTAGCGCAGATAGGAAGAGAATGGAAATTCAACGAATACAAAAATTTAATCCGACATCTATGCCCGATGCATCCATTTCAATCCTCATTGGAATGCAGCAAACTGGTAAATCCACCCTAATTCGTGATATATTGTGGCACCGCGAACCGTTTCAAAAAGTATCAATATTAGTGGGTTACGATTATAGCAAATGGTGTTTTCAAACATTTGCCCCTGGTGATGCCACTCAAGAAGAATATTCGGCAGAACGTGTACGTTTTATAACAGATATGGCAGAGACAACGAAATCACTGTTAGTTCTACATAATTGTATATTTGACCAGAAAGTAATTCACCAGCCGGAATTCTGCTCTATATTTAATCGTCCGCCACATCTTACCTTTTTTATGTCACAGATATACGCCATAGGCTTACAGCGCTGGCAGAAAGAACGCATTGATTACGTGTTTGTTTTGCGAGAAAACTTTCTGGCAAACAGACGGCGTATTTATGAACATCATGCCAGTGACCTTACTGATTTTGAGACGTTCAATCAACTTATGGTAACCTTTACAAAGGACTATGACTGTTTGGTTATTGATAAAACCAAAAAGGTGAGTAGGGCGTTAGAGGACCATTTTTTCTGGTATCATCCTGCCAAGGATCTACCGCCATTTTCGTGTATTTCCTCGGAATAAAATATCTGGCGTGTTCAAGATGTCCGCACCACCCGCTAAACGCCTGAATCTGAAACTCCGCAAGTTCGATATGACCAAAATCAAGCACGACAAGGTGGTCGTTCTCATCGGCAAGCGCGAAACCGGCAAATCCTTCTTAGTCAAGGATCTGCTGTGGCACCACCAGACACTTCCATGCGGAACAGTAATATCCGGTACGGAAGGTGCCAACCAGTTTTACAGCAAGGTGGTTCCCCCCATGTTTATTCACGAAGCCTATTCGCCGCTGATTGTGGCCAACGTGCTCAAGCGCCAAAAACTCGTGGCTAAGAAGATTTCGAAAGACCTCCGTGATCGTGGAACCACCTCCGTGGATCCCCGCAATTTTCTGATTCTGGATGACTGTTTGTACGACCAGAGTTGGGTGCGTGACCCGAATGTTCGCTATCTCTTTATGAACGGACGTCACGTACACACCATGTTTATTATTACGATGCAGTACGCAATGGGTATTCCGCCAAATCTGCGTACGAACATTGATTACGTGTTTATTCTGCGCGAGAACTTCGTAGCCAATCGTCGCCGTTTATACGAACAGTATGCCGGTATGTTTCCGGACTTTGATTCCTTCTGTCAGGTCATGAACCAGTGTACGGAGAACTTTGAGTGTCTGGTGATCGACAACAACGCGAAGTCCAATAAACTGGAGGATCAGGTCTTCTGGTATAAGGCGAATCCACATCAGGATTTCCGTCTGTGTAATCCACAATTCTGGGTCAATAGCGAAAACTACGAGCGCGATGAAGAACAGGAGGAAGATTTTGACCCTGGTAGTGCTCCTGGCAACCGCCGCAAATACTTGCTGAATGTACAAAGAAATAATGGTCAGTAAACCGACTCAAATATAATCACAGGTAATCGCCACAAGAGCACCGCTGGCATCCTGTGTTATGCGGAAGGGGCGTCCACAGCCCAGAATCTCTCCGCGGGTGATCCAGGTATCACAGTCGACCTTGGATGCGTGGGGTGGTACTTGGTGTCCCGATTGCTTAAAGACTCCGTGGCGAAAAATCGCACAGTTTACGGCTTCGATGACCACGGCACCCTGACAGTGGGGACAGGTTACAACTGGCTGGTTCATTCTTAACATGTCCTTCTTCTTTATTTGATCTAAATAAGAATGTCATGTCCACGAAAACGCCTTCCTCAGGGTTCGGGCTACGTCAAGACACCCGATACGGTCGTGGCCAAAGCCAACGAGGATGCTCTACAAAAACTGCTGGCAGCCAGAGCGGCACAGGATACCCACTATTTTCCGGTAGATCCGAATCCGTTACCGGCACGTAAAGTAGCCGGACCCGGTAACTCATCCACCACGATGACCTCCGACCAGGGCAACAAGTCCCCCGCAACGAGCTGACAGAGGCGTTGATGTTGGTCCAGACGGTCATTTACCGAGTCAATGGACCAGATAGCCGCTCGCACGACGCCGCGATAGGGAGCATCAATGAGACCCTGCGAGTTCGCAAGGCGGAAGGGGGTGCGACTGATGGATGATCGCGGCGCGAGCCAGTAGGCGCGACAGGTGCCATCGGCCGCCATGGCCAGCGCGCGACAGCCCTGACCTACCAAGTAGGCATATTTGGAATATTTTACGTCTATATCCGTCACATCGCAGAAGAGGTCAAAGCCGCTGCTGCGTTCGTGTTCGGGTATACGGTTATATGCGTCTGCTGCGCTTCTATAAAGCACAGCGAACTCATCGTTAATGGGAGCAATAAACAAACGGAGAGCACACATCGTGATTTACCCACAAATGTTAGTTCGTAGGGGTGTCAAATTTAGGTATTGATACCTTGTTTGCGACGTAACCAGG